CTGATGTTGCTGATGTATAAGTGATTCTGTTAACTGAGTTAGGTATATCAACCTCTATATTTGTTATCTGTCCAGCTAATTGAATAGTAGTATAAGATGGAACTGAAAAATACAAGTAATCTCCAATACTAACTATGCTTCCTATTGAAACCAATGGATTAACTGAAAAGTTAACTGTACCTGTTGAACCTACTAAACTATTGCTTGACGCTTTACCAATACCGTTTGCAGACCTCATTGCATATTGCTGGGATAAAGCAGGCACTGTACCGCTTTGTCTTACAAATGCAAAATAAGAACCTTCTTTTTTAACAAACCAATCGCTTTCAATAAACCCTTCGTTTTGCAAATCAGTTTCAAAGTTTATCTGCCAAGCATTGTCGGATTCTAAATTAAATGTTTTAAATATTTTATTTTGTAGTGGAGCTTCATTAAATACACTTGTTATTTGTGAATTATATTGAATACCATAATAGTTATTTCTAGTTTCATTAGCATTGTGCTGATAAACATTACCCCCTTTAAATGTGTAAAAATAATTGTTCATACCTAACATAAAATCTGGAACATAAGAATAAAAAGATGGCCATCCCTTGGCATTTTGACTATAACTAAGTGTATACTCTGTTTCAACTGGTGATGGTATAGGGGGTACTATACTTGATGGAGCTGGTATCGGACTAGGTGCAACCGGTGTTGGAGCGGCAGGAGTCGGACTAGGCGCAGCAGGACTAGGTGTAGCCGGAGCTGGCACAGGCGTTGGAGCTGCCGGAGCTGGAGTGGGAGCTGGACTCGGACTCGGAGAAGGGTTAACATAACCACAACTACTTGTACAAGTTACTCCTGTAGTATTATAAGTACCTGAAATAGAAGTAACAGCTATTTGAGCAGGAACATCTAAACAAACTTGTTGAGTATCTTCCTCTGGTATGGTAACGGTTTGTTTTGTACCATCACAACAACCAACAGTAAATGTACATTCACCACCAACTGCTCCAATAGGACAGATTATATCATACGTTACACACGCCATAGGCTAAAATTATTATACAAAAATACGAATTTAATCGCTATGGTTTAAAATCTTAGTCCCTGTAGAAACCAGACACTTGCATGGTAAACTTATCTTTCTGACCAGCGTTACAAGATAAATGTAAAACTGAACTGTCCCACAACAAACCATCTCCAGCTTTCCAATCCACAGATGTTGTCCACTTCTTGTTGTTGTGGATATCTTGATATTGAATCATGTGTCCAATTTTCCAATCTTCTAAATATAAATTTAATCTTACTTTAGTTCTTTTGTCATCTGGATAAAGTTGTTTGAATTTAAAGAAAGTATCTCTGTGTAGTGTTACTACATTTCCAGGGGGTTGTAGTATTGTTGAAACAGTTTTTATATCCATGTTTAATTGGTCACCAAAATCTTTAAATATTGGATCGTTTATATCATACCATAGTTGTTGTATTACAGTATTGTTTTCATCATACGAATACCCATCACCATATTCGTTGTACAAATCCTTTTGTTCTTCTCTTTGATATGAAATACAAGAACCTTTATGAAAGTCATAGTCCTGATTGCCAGGAAGAAAATAAGAATAATCGAAGTCTAATTTTATTTTTTCTAACATTTTATTTAATTTTTACAAAGTTAATTATTTTAAAGAGATGTTTCCAAACATATCAATAAATCCTACATTATTTCTAAATAAATTCATTTGATCATCCATGCCTTCTTTAGGTGGCCAAGCCAATACTTTGTTATGAGTAAGAAGACCTGCGCTTTGCGAAAATGCAGAATACGCTGGTATGAGGAGCTTAGCGTTTAACATAAGCATAAAGCTTTCATAGGTTGATAATTTATTTTCAATAATTATAGGGGGATAAGCATCGACTATAAGTTTCCAATCTATAGAAACCAAAGGCCATTCACCATTTTCATTTTTGTCCAGCCATGGTTGATGCCACATATTATATTGTTTCATATCATATTTACTTGGCATATAACTAGTATCGTAATCAGGGGCATCAGTTAACAAAATAACCCTAGGGTTTGTAATATCTAGTTGAGAGCATATAGAATCAATTTGATTTAATATGTTTACATAAACAGTTTCATGAGTAAATCTAGGATTGTGCTGCACCGCATTACCTCTTCTCATGTGTATAACTACATTGTTAGAGTTGTCTTGTATGTTTTTATTAAACACAGGAGCTTCTAATAAAAAATCATGATGATCTGCAAACCCTGGAGCTGGAGCACCTTGGCCTATTTGATCTGAAAGCTCCCACTCAAAGCTATCAAAGTCAATGTTTTTCCAAGGATTATAAAGTATGTGATTAAACTTATATAGTATATCGTAGTAAATACGTTCATCATCTGCGTGGTCGCTGGGATGAATCAGAAACCAATTGAAAGGCCTGTCTTTAAAAAGCATTTTATATTTGTAAGCGTAACACATAGCATAAATCTTTTTCCAAAGCATTGCGCCTATACCGTCTGTGGTGTGAAACTCTTGAATTATTTTTATCATAATATAATCAAATCATCAAGCCCTGTATTATGAACCATCCACTTAGCATCTTTAAAGGTATTAAGTATAGGTTTCCCTTGAATATTAAATGAAGTGTTTAACAGAACAGGGTCTACTCCTTTGTTTGCCATAACACTTAAAACTTCATACAAGTAAGGATTTGAGTCCTGAGTTATAGTCTGTAAACGTGCAGTGTTATCACTATGAATTATGGAAGCAATACTGCTGTTTGGGTTTTTAACTATGGCATTATGTGTCATCCACCTAGTGTCTGAATGTGTTTCAAACCAGAGGTGTTTATCTTCTTCTCTACACATGGGGGAGAAAGGTCTAAATGGTTCTCTAAATTTTATAGTTTTATTTAATTTATCTTTCATTCCACTTTTAGGTAAACAAAGAATAGATCGATTACCTAATGCTCTTGCTCCATGTTCGCTTCTTCCCTGAACTAAACCTAAAATATTTTCATTTATTATTTTGTTAGCAAAATGATGTGGAGCTATATCGTTAAATGTTTTGTTTTCAAAAGGTAAACCTAAATACATACTGTTTACAGGTTCACCTGGTTTTATTATTTCTAACAAACATCCTAAAGCTAAACCTCTGTCGTCTGGATTTGGAGAAACAAATGCGTTATGCCTGGAGTTATTTATTATATTCATAGCTCCTCCCCCACAAAATATTAAAGGCAAATTATTTTTATATCCATCAATTATATTGTTAAATACAGATTCAAAAACAAATTGTGATGTTGCTGCTATATCTTCAGCACTACCTTTTATATTTAAACCTTGATACCTTTCATGAGCTGTGTTTACATTATCTATACTTTGTCCTAGATAATAAGAATAAAATTTTGATACTAAAGAATAATCAATTTTACCCGCACCTGCAAGCCCCATAATTTTACCAGCATACACTAAGTTGCCCCACCACCAATTCTCTTCTGTTTTTATTGGATCTAAATAATGAGCTACGGCAGCATAAGGCACGCATAAATCTATACCAACGTTTGTTAAAAGTTTAGGTTCTTGACCTTTGATGGCGTGGAATATTTTAAAAAAACCCTCTTCACTTCCTCCATCAAAACTAATGACAATAGCTTCCTTGTATGGTGACTGATATAAACCGTTAGCGCAATGAGCGGTGTGGTGTGGTATATATCTGTATTCATCAGCTGGTATTAATTTGTGTAAATTATTATCACTTGTAAATGCAACAACATTATATTTTTCTACACCATACTTATTTTTAAAATAATTTAAAATATTAGACAAGACTTCCTCTGGGTTGGGTATTGGAAAATGAAAAGCAAACGCTGCATTTTTAACACCAACCCATCTCTCAAGCTCAACGACTTCTTTAATTTCATCATTGACGCTTATAGCTAATGCCGAGTTATGACTTCCAAATAAACCTAACTTAAAATCCATTGGTCATTTGTTTTGTCATAATATTCTTTTGGCTCAGTTTTACCATAAGGTCTTCTGTATAAAGTAATTCCGCCATCTGGAGATTCATATATATATACAATATCATCTTCTTTAATATTCATTTACAAAACAATTTTCCCAACTAAAAGTTTCCTTTCCGTTGAACCTGTAATTTAATAATTTTTTACTACAGTTTTTTTTGTTATTGTAATGTCTAATAATATTAATATAATCTGTAAATGTTGAGTATCTACTACCATGAAATAATTCTGCATTAGCGCACATTAAAGTGTCGTATGCAATAGAAGATACCATATCTGTATTTATGAAATCACTTAAATAATAACACTCATACCCATTTAAACACTCAAAGAGTTTTCTGTTGTTTTCATCAGTTGCTATGTACAAAGGTTTGTCAGGTTTCAAATATGTGTCTACCATGTCACGTAAATTAGTAAATAATTTAACAGTACTGTCTGGTCTGGTTTGATTAAAGTCACCGCTTCTTACATGAATAGCATTGTATGGTTTTGGTATAAATCTTTTATTGAAATGAGATTTTAGTTTTATACCATGTTTTATTTTATGTTTTATTTTTTCTCTTAGTTTTGAATTTATTCCTCCTATTAAATGATACCAATGTCCAAATAGGTTTCTGGGAAAATGTATAAACTTATCTTCATATTTAAAATTAAATACGTTTATAGGTTTAAAATATGTATCACCATTTACTCCCCAATTAGGATGCTCTGTTTCCGGTAAACATTTTATATCATCACATATTCCGTCAAAATATTGAATGTCAGTTTCATACTTTTTATATTCAGGCACGTCTTTATAATCAATACAATCGAAATATTTATAAAATAATTTTTTATCAAACAAATTCCAAAAATCAAAAAAGCTGTCTTTTTGATCGTGTTCACTGAGAAATAAACAATATATTTTGGGTGGTATAATTAAAGTTCTATTTGTTAAAACAGAAAGTGCAGCTGCCATTTCATAAGTCATGCGGATATTATTAAGCCCACCCCACCATGCGTCAAATGACAAATACTTATCCGGCATACGTCCAGTCTTTCAGTTTATAATGAACATAAAAATTTCTAAAGTATGTTCCACCAAAAGTTTCTTCTCTACCATGCTCACACTTAGCTGATTCATATAAAATAATATCTCCTGGCTGCGCATAAACTTTATACCAATCACCATCGTGCCCTTGTATATCTAGTGGCCAATCATCAGCTTCTGGTTTGTTTTTACATCCACAAGCTAAATCTTTATCAACTATAATTATAGAGCTAATATGGTGCGTGGCAATCCTGTCTACATGATTAGCAAGAGTAGCTCCACGTAGATAAGATCTAATACCATATATATAAGATGGTTCTAAGTTCTGTCCACTCCACTGCTCGTGTAAATTTTGTAGTTCAGAATGAAGGTATGACCTAATAGATGGTATTGCATCAAAAGATAAAAGCTCACTTCCACCGCCTTTTATTATGTTTTCCTTTCCTTCAAACTGCTCATCCTTTGCGCTATCTTTTAATAAGTAATAAGCGTCGTTGATAATGTTCCATACATTGTCTGGACACTTTTGTATTTCAAAACCATTTTCAGTAAACGTAGGAAAATCTTCTTTGCTTGTAAAGGTATTAACGGTTTGTGTTAGTGGCTCAGTTTTTTTAACTTTTTCTGAAGCCTTAATAACATAAGATTTTTTTTCTACTGGTTCTGGTTCAACAACTTTAGCTTCATTATACATAGACTCATCTCCTGCCCCATCCCATTTTTTTTCTCTCCACCAAGAGGTAACTATATATTTTTTTCCGCTCTCTACTTCTACACCTTCGTGCATATATTGTTCTTGATACTGTCCGTCAACAAGATTATTCCACCACAATCCTTTACCTGTTTTAGGTTCTACTGTTTTATCAAGGTTAGGAAATCTAGTTCCACCTCCATTAAAACCTTCATTTAAATATATCATAAATGTATGAGTTCGATTACCAGAAGCTTTACAGTGCATATCATAAGCAGGGCCACTAAAATAATCATGATGTGGTTTAAAGTATTGGCCAGGTTCATATAATTGACCCTGTAGCGCTTCACCTTTTTGTATTTCTAAACCAAGGTAATCTGCTATCTTTTTATGTATACTCGCAACCAGAACATTATTCATGTCTAAATTTGAAGTGCTTGATGTTCTATGGTCTGTAACATCAGTTCTGTCAGTTCCTCCTACAACTACAGAAGAGCGGGAATGATTTGCGTCAATCATATTGATTAATTCTTGACACTCATCAGGTGTGAGAAAATTATTTATTTCTTCCATTTAATTAAATTTAATTTAGTTAAAGGTATAAAGAAATATTATAAGTTCAAAAGATTAAGGACATCCAGTACAACTACCAGCCCATGATGATCCTGTCCAGTATCTTACATTTCCAGCTGTTGTAACATAAGCTGCTGAACCATATAAAGAGCTACAAGTTCCATCAGTTCCATAGTATACAGTTGACGTACAAAGATCATTAGTGTCAAAGTAATGTGTTCCTAATTTAGTTGATATACAAGCGTCTGCAGCAGAGATTGTACTTCTAGTAACATTAGATATTGCAATACATGAGGCTGACGGAGCAGGTGCAGGTATTGGTGCTGGCACAGGTATCGGTGTTGGCGCAGCTGGTGCAGGTATCGGTGCAGGAACAGGTATCGGTGCAGGTGCAGGTGCTGGGCTTGGCGCAGCTGGTGCAGGTGCAGGCGATGGAGTAGTCGGTGCAGGTATCGGCGCAGGCACTGGAGAAGGTACAGTACATCCTCCACAGCTTGAATAAGTTGTGATAACTGTTGAGCTACAATCTGTTATAGTGTTTACTGCTTTTATTGTCCAACATCTTGTTTGGTTAAATGTTGGGCATGGGCCACCACCACCACCATTTAATATTAGTGCTACCCCAATTGCGCTAGATGTGTACGTACCGTTTACTGTTACAAAGTAAGAAGTTCCAGGTGCTGCACAATCTTCAATTTCAATATTTGTAGTTGGTGGTGCAGCTGGTGCAGGTGCTGGAGCTGGGCTAGGTGCTGTACAACTTACTTTTGCTTGTACAACTCCTAGTGCAGTAATTAAAAGTTTAAAGTCTGGTGTTGCCTGTCCTAAAATATTTGACACTCCAAACCATTCTAATCCTCCGTTAAACACAGTAGATTTAGAAGAGTTAGCGTACATAATATCGTTTACTTGAATAGCTGCTACATTTGCTGCGTTAGCAAATATATAGTTGCTCGTTGCATAATTACAAGCATCTGCTTCTATATAACCGTTTGTTGGTGTTGCATTTACATACATACTTGGGTTTTCACAATCAAAACAGTTATTATGAGTTGTTAAGCCTGTTATAGAAACACCTGATGTACTTGATGTTGTTTGTGGGTTTGAGAAACATAAATCATTTCCACTTACATTATATTCTATGACAGTTGGTATAGATGAACCAAACGGTATTTCAAAGACTTGGGTTTGACTTGTTTGACACTCTGTATACTCTCTGTATGTTGGCGGCTCACAATCAACACAGCCTCCTGGGTAATGTGCAGCTATTGTTACATCACAATCGTAAGTTGAAGACGAGTCATTAAGTACATACCAACATCTTGTCCCGTCAAAGTTTGGAGTATAAACACCACTACAATCAGTGCTTGTAAATTTAAATGCTTGGTTAGTTGTATATCCGTTTGTTCCAGTTATTCTTACTTTTCTAATAGGCGTTGTAGTTCCACACTCCGCAACCTCAATTAACTGAGTTATAACTGCTGGAGCTGGTGCAGGAGCAGGCGATGGGCCTGGACATCCTGTTTGACTAGAAACAATTTGTATATTAGAACAAGGCTGACCTTGATCTGTAGGCACACCTGGTGTGTTATTGTAAAAATAGAACAACCCTGTATTACCATCAATAAATCTTTGTTGGTTAATTGGTTGAGTAGCTGATTGATAGTAACATCCCGGACTCGAATCACACGCTATTAAGAAATAAAATAACGGAGCAGCAGGCGCTGGCGCTGGCGCAGGTGCTACTGGAGAAGGAGTTGCAGGGGCTGGAGCTGGGCTAGGTGCAGCTGGTGCAGGTGCAGGAGCAGGCGCTACAGGTGTTGGACTTGGAGCTGGCGATGGACTAGGTGTTGCTGATGGCGCTGGTGCTGGACTTGGAGCAACAGGAGTCGGTACAACCGGACTAGGTGTTGGTGTTAATGTTCCTGTATAATCATATATTAAATATAAATTAGTTTCTGTACCCACTGGTAAAGTAAAGTCCGCACTATAAACATTTGGAGCGCCAGTGCTGTTTGTAGCTAATACATTAGCTGCGGCTAATAAATTTGTAATATCTGTAACATTATTACCATAAGTGGTATTAGTTTTTAAATAAGCAAAAGCATCACTAGTAACATCAAAAACAAAATCATCAAAGTTAATTTTATTAGAATTTAAAGTTACAATTGAACCATCCGGCGGAATCATTAGTGTTCCCTGACCTCCTGTTATAACTCTGTATTGAGATATAGCAAAAGAAGTGGTTGCGGTTGCAAATGTAACCAAATCTGATTGTACTGGTGAGTTTGTTACAGTGTCACTCCAACTAAATTCATTATGTATGAATTGACCTGCGTCAGCTGGATTTGTTACACATACACTATATACATTCATTACATCTTCTGCTGGACAGCTTACAGTTATCTCAATAGTGTCATCATGCGTAGCATCTTGTGAAATAATAAGTGTTGCTTGTGTTTCAGAAGTAGATTGTTTTGGGAAAGTAAATGTTCCATTTTGAAAAACTGTTCCGGATGTATAAGTAATACCATCGTATATAACTTGAATAACATATTTAGTTTGCGAAACACTACCCTCGGTAATTATTTGGTCACCAGTTTCGGTTTGCATTAACACATTAGTTTCACTAATTATGTCTTCCTCTCCTTCCTTTGGTATAGTATAAGAAACTGTAACTGTTCCCAATGCTTGAGTTACATCAACACAATAAACAAAATCTACTCCTGTCAATACTGTTATGTTTTTAGTAACACCACAAGCTAAACAAAGTGGTACTTCGGGTTTTTGAATTGTATTAGATGTTAACACATACTCATTCATATACGGGTCAAAACCACCAAGTTTTTGTGTTGTAAAGGCACTTGTAAATAAATCTCTAAACCAACTTCTCATACCGGTTTCAGAAATAACTACGAGCTGCTCGTTTTGCGCAGAGCTACCAATTAATTGTAATACAGCGTTTCTTTTAGCATCTGTAAAGTATTTATTTTGCCCCCATGTAACAAAGCTTTCTGGATGATTACTAATTCCATAATTTTCTATTCTTGCAACTTGTTGACCTAAAACTGTAGGAACAGATGTAAGTTGCCCCCCACCACCAGCATCAGTTAATATATCTTTACCTGCTAAAACATAAGATATTTTATCTTCTTGAAGAGTTAGTATGTCGGTTTTTCTAGCAAATAATATTTCTACATCTCCATAAGATTCCTCTAATGCTTTAAAATTTAAAAGACCAAGATTAAACTCATTTAATTTGTTTACATTCGTTTCATCATTAAAAACACCACTATATGTTAAATCGGCAAACCTGTGTGCTTCTTTATATTGTACATTAGAAGTAGTAAATGTTCTGTTTCCTAAATTAAATTGTTTACCTGTTAATGAATCTCTAATCTTATAACTTTCTACCCCATTTCCAAAAGCGTAACAATTTGAAAAACCGATATTAACTACAGCAGATATGTTGTTTTCTATATCTTGATTTACTAAATTTCCAGAATGATTACCTAAATTATCAATACCAAAAGATAAATCATTTTCATACCATACATCCGGAAGAGCATCACTTGGTTCAGTTTCAAAAGCTATAAAAGTATCTCTTCTAAAAACAGTAAATGTTATTTTTACTAGAGACCTTCTTTGGCTGGATGATCCAGCCCCTGAACAAGCCTCCGTACCACTTACTAAAAGAGAATATGTTCCATCAGTATTATTTTTATAAAACCTGTAATAATTATTTAATAATAAATCACCAGAAGTTGTGGGGCTATTTGATTCTCCACCAAATATAGTAAACATAGTGGAGTTCCCTAAATTATCTCCTGCATAACCATTAGACTCTGGTGTTCCAGTGGGAGCTCCTGGAACTTCATTTGCTATTACAACATTTCCTACTGGATCAGCTGGAGTGCCAGAAAAAGTGGTAGCGTTGTTTTCTATTACATAAGTTGCGTTGCTGTCGAAAAACCACTCATACATATTCGTGTAAGTGTCTTCGGCTATAAAACTTTCTTCTATTATACTTCTTCTTTCTTCACAATTTTGCCCACCGCCAGCAGAACCTTTCCTCACTTGTTCTATTTTCATTATTATTCTACTTCCAATAGGCACATCAAAGTTAGTGCTTGTACCTCCTGAAGTTGTATAAAAAGGATTTGACGCTACAGGGTTTTCTTGACCATTATCAGCAGTTTGTTCAAACGTTCCTAAATTAATAACATCATTAGCGCTTTCAATTGTTGAAAAATCTTCAGCATTCATTTTCATGTATGTTCCACCGGGTACAGGGTTTCCGCTTGTGGGAGTAATAAAGTCAGCAACTTGTGATTTTTTTTCTAAAACAGTAGCATATCTACAAGATTGTAAAGGCCCATTTGCATCTCTTTTAACAATTAACCTATCTCCTTCTTCTACTTTCAAAATGTTATCACCTTCTAATAAAAGAAAAGTATTATTGGAATTGGGGTCGTTTATAAATATACTTGAATATACAGTATTATAAGTATCTCTATCTGGTTTGATGCAAAACTTATAACGGGTGGCAAAACTTGGAGCTCTTTGACTCGGAGGTATAGTAACATTAATTTCGTTCTTTGATGTTGATGCCGAACAAGGTATATTAACAGTATTATTAGTGCTAACTAATGCTGTAGAAGCTCTATTAAATTCATCCATATATATAATTCCAACCTCATAACCTCTATTACTATGCAAGCTTTCCGTATTTGATAGTTCTTGTATTGTACAAGTAGCAGAAGTAAATTTGTAATATTGAATTACTGTATTTGTTCCAACTCCTGTTTCTTCATATTGTGCACATGGTAATTGAAAACTTAAAATGTTTCCAACACTTCCTGAATCTAACACTGGCTCTCCTTTGTTTGGAGGAGCTAACGTTCCGCTTGTAATACCAGTTTGATTTATATCATATTGAGGTGGGGCGCTACCCAGTTGAGATAATAAAGCATTATTAAATACATCTGTTAATGTAATTCCATTACCAGATTGTGCATTTGCTACCGTTTGTATACTTGTGGGTGTCCCTATTTGAGCTGCAAAATCTGTATTAGCTATTAAATCTAAAATAGGAGTAGCAGAATTACTAAAATCTTGTGGTAAAATATAGCTAAAAAATAAACTAGTTGAACCTTGACTTGTATTAGGTAAACCACCGCCGCTAGTATCGTGTGCTGACTCAAATTCAAAACTAAACGAAAAATTTAATTCTGCTCCTTTTATTAGTTTATCAGTGTTACCGGAAAAATCAACGTTTAGTTTATTACTTACTCCCGTTTTTGTATTTCCAAAAGCACTGTATCCATCATTGGAAAAAGAACTGGATAACGTTGTTAAATTTATATCAGATGTTTGTAACGTAGCTTCATAGCTTAAGTTTAATGGGCTGCTATATATATCTATTAAATTATTACCTTCTTTATAATTTCCATAAACTAACCTATTTTCCATTAAAGTTTGAGCTTTAGCTACTTTAGGAACATTGTCATATAACCTCAATATTTCATATTCAGGTAAAATTGTAAATATTTTACTGTTAGTGAATGTAAATGTATAGTTAGTGTTGTCAACTAAACCTGCATTTTGTTTGTTTATTTGTTCAATAATTTTAATTGTAGGATCATTAGCTTCCTTGAATAAAATATCTACACCAGTAACTAATGGCCCACCAGAATTGTAGGTTATAACTGCGCCATTAAAAGTGTTTACCATACCTTCGTTTAAAAAACTATTGGCTGAAAACTCAAATGCTTTAGGGTTAAAAGCGGGTTCAGAAAATTGTGATGTTGCAGAATATTCTCCGTTACCGTATCTATATCTATAACCAAAACAAATAAATTGATCTTCTAAAAAGGCATCTTCTAAATTTGTTTTAATTAAGCTAATAGTGGGGGCAGCTAACGGTGGTTTTTTTATAACCATTATTTCCTCATTAGTAAATTGGTCTAAATTAGCTGAAGGGTCAGGGTAATTAGTGTTTATATTTATTACTCTCGGAGGATTAGTGTTGTCAGTAAAGAATATTAAATTCTCTATTTTATTAATTCCAGTAATTAAAAAATTTGGATCAAAATTTAAAGTTGTGCTAGTTCCATTACCACTATCAATACTAATAACATGATAAGTTAAAGCTCCTGTTATAACATGATAGGAGACAATTAAATCTAATTTACCTGTTGCGCCTACAGTAAAAGCAGGGTCATGAACAAACCAATAAATTGTTTCATTTGCACCATCTTCAAAAGCACCAATACATCTAGCAGAAGAACTTAATTTAGTTCCGTTTGTGTACTGTAGGGAGGTAACCTGAACATTACCTTTAGAATTTTCAACTGCACCAATTTCTGATTCTTCAGTAGAACCTAATCTTACATTCAAAGCATCAACGTACTCACCATTAGGAACAAGCCTTTCATCAAGGCTTTTGTTCATACGGCCCGCTACAAAATTTCTTTGAATGTTTGCCATTTTATTTTATCCACTTATTTTCACCTCTTAAGTTCATTTTTAATCTACCCGGGTGAATATTACTCATTCTAATTTTTGCATTTCTTAATAAAGCTTGCTTGTCTCTTTTAGCTCTATTAACAACATACTCTTGTACACCAAATTTACTATTTAATATGGCATATTTAATATAAGCGTATACATAATCTTCAAACATTTTATTTACTTGGATGTCATCATTGTTACCATTTTCCATACCATCTGATATATATTGTAGTACACACTGTTGATTCGCCATAGTAGAGTCAAAGTTTATTACGCCGGCTTTTTTGTCAATGGTAAAAGTTGGATTAAAGTTTGCTGTTTCAGTATTTAAACCATATCTAGCTCCAATTCTTGTATTATATATATCATCTTCACAATTTACACAACCTGGATTTACAGCTTCTTCCCTAACGTCATTTAAATATATGCTTTTTAATGCTCCGTTTTTTCTTGACGTATCTAAATCAGACTGAACTATTGTTGCGTTATTACTTCCGTCATAGGTAAAATCTGCTGTGGCTGATTGAATATATGCTACTGCTGATTGTACTTGTATATTTTCTGTTAATTCACGTAAAGTGTTATCTTTAAATAAATAAAGTTTTACCCAATTAACGTAATCGGAAGGTAATACAAATCTTAAGTCATCATAAACCGTAAGCTCTAAAGATTTTATTTCTTTAAACGCATCATAACTTAACTCTTGAATTGCACGCTTAGCGTGAAATAATATTTTATATCTGTTTACATTATTAATCAATGAGTGATTACCTGCATACATAAGTAAAAAATTATTCATAATATCAGATAAACTTACATATTGGTATGAACCCCAATTAGAATCTGTAGGATTTACACCATCATTTGTATAATATTTTTGTTGATTTATATATGCCATAATTAATCTTCTTGATTTTGTATTTGTTCTTCTGTTAATCCAAATTGTACAACATCCGCTTCTCTGATTGATAGGCCTGCGTATTGTAAAATTTTTGAAACTAAATCGTTTGCGTCATCTATAGGAAGCTCAAAGTCTTGATAGTCTGCTTGTGTTTGATCAAACATAGGCTCTCCATTGTACAAAGTTACGTATGTCCATTTTGGGTCTTTAGGGTATCTTATATATGTAGCTTCAATATCATTTGCTCCATTAAAAGTAGTAGGATATATTTCTATAGAATCTGCCTGTTGTGTGTAAGCTGGATATTGATTTGAAGGTGCTGTTAAAAGAGAATTAGTAAGTGTTTTAATTTTAGTATTACTAACCTTTTCTGCTTCTCCTTGATATATACCACCAGAAGAACAAAAAACATTGTTAAGTAAAAAATAATCATTTCCCGTGGTAGATTGAGAAGGTAAAAAATA